AATGATCAAACTTAAAAAAAGTAACATTTAGGTTGTTTAATTGAAAGTAATATCTTATCTTTAAGTATAATAAAAAATAAACTAATGACAAAATTTGAAACATTAATGCAGCAATTATCAGATATGGCTGCTAAAGGTGAAATAGGAAATAATGAAATTAAAAGCGTAGAATATACGTTGATGTCAGCTCGTCGTAAAGGCCAGTCAGATGCTCGTAAAAATGAACCGGGATATGCTGAGAAAAAGGCAGCATCGCTTGCAAAAGCCGCAGCTACTAAAGATCAAAGTAAAAAAGATTTAGAAGCTTCAAGTGCTAAATTTAACGCTGAATATGAGGCTGAATATAACGCATCGGTTCAATCTACTAAAGATAGAAGAGCAAACAACAAATTACCTTTAACTCTTAGTGTATTTTATAATGGTAAAGATACTAAAAAATCTCTTGATAATTTAGCTAAATATTACACTTATTTCTCAAAGCCAGCATATGGCCCAGGAGCTCAAGATGAACAAGGTTATAATTTAAAACCTAAATTTCAAGATCAATCATTTGACAACGCTCAAATAGCTTGGGATATATTTGATCGTAAACAACCATCTTCATTAAATGAACAATTTGTTAGAATGAAAAAGTTAGCAGGGCTTATCAAAGAAAATGCAGAGTATGTACCTTACCAATTTGATGATAAAAGAGGTAAAGAATTATATAAGAAATATGAGAAAGCTGATGAAAATCCGGCTTGGAAAAATATTGATGGTAATTATGAAAAAGTAATTAAATTAGATATCCTCTTAAAAATTACAGGAATGACATTAGAAGAATTAGAGGAACTTAATAATTACGGTGATGAATCATGGAACTTATTCATTGATAAAAATAAAAATATTGTAACACAGATCATTGATTAAAAATAAAATAACATTTTTCTTGTTAATGTATATCTTTAATTTAGATACGGCTATCATAACTTAAAAAATGTAACATTATAGATATTTATATTTAAATAATCTATACCTATAGTGATACGACTACTCTGCACATTTACTCAAGAAACTAATATTCAAGATACAATTGATTTAATTGAAAGTAATTATAATATACTTAACAATAAAATTTTTATTTTGCGTATGAGCAAAACATCTGAATTAGCATGTACATATAATATAGAATCTGGAAACTTAAAAGATTTATTAGATAGTACAATAGCAATACACAGACATAAAGAAACAAATACATTATATACTATAAATGGATTGAATTATTTAATTTCATCACTTAATAATAATATCATAGATAAAAATTATAAAGTAAATTGGGATGATTATTCAAACTCAGCAATATTAGTAACAGATAAAACATTAATAATACATCAATTAGAAATATTTGATATTATTAAATTATAAAAAGAAAAAAATAGGATAATAGAAAAGATAATATTATATTAGATAAGAAATTTAGATATCAGTTAGATATTTAGTAAGTTAAACAATTAAAAACAAAACAAAAAAACAAATGGCAATCAATTTAGATGCAATTAGAGCGAAGCTCGGAGATTTGCAAAAAAACACGGGAAAAGGTGAAAGACAAGACACGTTATGGAAACCAGAACCAGGAACACAAGTAGTTAGAATCGTTCCGTATCAGTTCAACAAAGACAATCCATTTAACGAATTGTATTTTCATTATGAATTTGGAAACAAGCAGTATTTATCTCCATCAACATTCGGTAAACCAGATCCGGTAGTAGAATTTGCTGAAAAGTTACAATCTACAGGTAAAAAAGAAGAATGGAAGTTAGGTAAAAAGATCGAACCTAAGATGAGAGTATATGCTCCTATTATTGTTCGCGGTAAAGAACATGAAGGTGTAAAGTTTTGGGGATTTGGTAAAACAGTTTATCAAGAATTATTAGGGTTTATCGCTGACCCAGATTATGGCGATATTACAGACCCAGTTTCTGGAAGAGACATTACAGTAGAATTTAAAACAAAAGAACAAACAGGTAAAGATTATCCTGAAACTTCTATTCGTATTAAACCTAATCAAACTCCGGTACACACAGATAAGGAAATTATCACAAAAATTGCTACAGGTCAAAAGAACTTAACTGAAATTTTTAAAGAGCCTTCTTACGAAGATTTAAAAGCAGTATTGACTACATGGTTAAATCGTGACACTGAAGGTGTTCAAGAAGAATCAGCACCAGCTAGCACTCCGCAAAGACCGGCTACAAAACAAGAAGATACTAAATCAGTAGAAGACATTTCTAGTGCATTTGATAAACTATTTAATTAAAAATAATTTATTATGGCAAAAAAGAAATCAGAAGGAATTCCATCTGATGTTATAAATGAAGACTTAGCTTCTTTACTAGCTAATGCGCTAAATACAAAGTTCAAAGAAACGAACCATAAAGTAGCGTATTTTTTAGATAAAGATGTTGATTCTCCTAGTAACATTACGGATTGGATATCTACAGGAAATGATATTGTAGATTTAGCAATAGCAAATAGACCAAATGCTGGATTACCTGTAGGAAGAATTATTGAAATAATGGGTGAAACTGCTGCTGGTAAATCATTATTAACTGCTAGTATTTTAGCTCAGTGCCAAAGAAAAGGCGGATTATCAATATATATCGATACTGAAAATGCCGTAGCAAATGATTTCTTCGAAATGTTAGGAATGGATTTAAGTAAAATGATTTATGCTCCAGTAGAAACAATAGAAGATGCATTTGAAATTATAGAAACGATCATTGAAAAAGTTAGATTAGCTGATAAAGACCGCTTGGTATGTATTGCTATTGATTCTATTATGGGTGCTACGACTAAAGTAGAGCAAGAAGCAGATTATGAAAAAGATGGTTATGCAACTACTAAAGCAATTGTATTATCAAAAGCAATGCGTAAGATTACTAATATGATTGGTCGTCAAAAAATTTGCTTAGTATTGACTAATCAATTGCGAGATAAAGTAGGTGTAATGGGCTTTGGAGAAAAAACTCAAACAAGTGGTGGTAAAGCTGTTGGATTTCATTCGTCTGTTAGATTATCATTATATAATTTAGGGATGATTAAAAAATCTGATGGTACTATTGTAGGAGCTAAGACAAAGTTAAAAGTAAAGAAAAATCGTTTAGGGCCTCCTAGCAGAGAAGTTGAATATGACATTTATTTTGACTCTGGAATTGATTCAGCACCTAGCTGGATTGACGTTTTAATTAAGCACAAGCTAGTTAAAAAAAGAGGCGCATATTATGATTATATCGACACTGAAACAGGAGAAGAAGTTATATTTACGTCTGCGAATATTTTATCTAAGTTTAAAGAAAATCCGTTACTTAAAAAACAAGTATATGATAAACTTTGTGAAGAATATATTATGAAATATGACCCTGCAAACCCTGACGAAGAATTACAATTAGTAGTTAACCCCGAGGGTGGGGATGATTTTTAAATTAAATAAATAATAAGTTATATGAGTAAAAATTTGCATTTTGGCAATGACTCACGTCAAAAGTTACATGAAGGTGTTAAAAAATTAAGTCAAGCAGTTGCTGTAACGTTAGGGCCTAAAGGTCGTAATGTAGTAATTGACAAAAAATTTGGAACACCTTCTGTAACTAAAGATGGCGTTTCTGTTGCGAAGGAAATTGAATTAAAGGACCCTGTAGAAAATATGGGTGCCCAAATGGTAAAAGAAGTATCTTCTAAAACAGCTGATATTGCTGGTGATGGAACTACAACTGCGACTGTATTAGCCGCATCTATTGTTTCTATAGGATTAAAGAATGTTACATCAGGAGCTAATCCTATGGATTTAAAACGTGGTATTGATTTAGCAGTTAAGCGGGTTGTGCAGTCTTTAGAAGAACAAAGTATCGAAGTAAGTGTTGATAATGACAAAATCAAACAAGTAGCTACGATATCAGCTAATGGAGATGAAATAATCGGTACGTTAATTGCTGATGCTATGGCCAAAGTTGGCAAAGAAGGTGTAATTACTGTAGAAGAAGCTAAAGGTACAGAAACTGAAGTAAAGATAGTTGAAGGTATGCAATTTAACAGAGGATATTTATCTCCATTCTTTATTAATAATGTTAATAAACAAGAAGCAGAGTTAGATTCTCCTTATATTTTGATATATGATAAACGTATTTCTGCTATTAAAGATTTATTACCTATCTTAGACCAAGTAATTAAAAAACAATCTTCAATTTTAGTTATTGCTGATGATGTTGATGGTGAAGCCTTAGGTACATTAGTTGTTAATAAAGCTCGTGGTATTATTAATGTAGCAGCTGTAAAATCTCCTGAGTTTGGAGAAAAACGAAAAGCTATGTTAGAAGACATTGCAACAATAACTGGTGGTAAAGTAATTTCAGAAGAAGCAGGTATAAAGTTAGATAAAATCGACTTATCATACTTAGGTAGAGCAGAAAAAATTATCATATCTAACAATTCTACAA